TTCGCGACCAAGGGCTACAGGTAAAAGAGATTACATATCAGATGAGAAAGACAGGTCCGGGCGGCAACAGTCCGGCTTTTGACCCTGTTCTATCCAATGCGACAACTGCTTTTGCGTCAATGGTAGTCTTTGCTACTACTACAGCTTACGAGGATGCTAACGATGTTGGTATTGCTTCACCTAATGTATTGAACAACTACACTCTGACAACTACTAGAGAAGGCGAATTAACCGATGGTGCTCTATGGGAGAACCAAGAAAGATTCCGCGGTGTATACGACCTTCACCCTGATGGCTACACTCTAGTAACTGATTTGCTAATTGGTATTGCTGCGGATAACTGCACTAAATACGACGGCGAAACTGTTGAGATAGACATCATGATGATCGCTGAACCTCGCAAAGTAAGCAAAGACGACTTAGAAAGAATGGTTGCTCAAGCAAACGACCTGTGAGGGTGGTTTGAATGAGTTTAGCAAAGGATATTGTCAAAGATATTGCTACTGGCGTAATAGTCGGTCTTATTATTGGTGATGAAGAAACTGTCTTCCCTATTGATATGGTGGCTATACCAGCGTTCCAAATGCATATGGTCCAAGGCACCCCATCAATGCAAGTCTACATCAAAGCAGGCGAAACATTAGTTCCTACTGGGGGCAATGTAGCCGACATGAAAGAAAACATGTCTGTTGATGCTGTCAGTCAAACACCAGCGCCTAAGAAGAGAGTTAAGTTGTCTAAGTGGAATAGATATGTCAAGAACAAGAAAAACCATATTCGATATAAATCAGGTAAGAACAAAGGTAAACTAGATCTAAAGAAAATGGCTAAATTAGGTGGCTTTGGTAAGAAAGGGGGTAAAAAATAATGCCAGTAATAGAAATGAGAGAGTCAATAGGTTCAACAGATGTAACACTTAAGGCCGGAGAAAAAGTCGCAGTAATACAAAAGCGAATAAATCTAAAACCGGGTCCTCATCAAAGAAACATGTTACAAATGGACTTATTCTTTGATGACTATCCTCAACAATTAGGTGGGGACGATCCTTTAGTGTTTGATGGAATAATTGAATTCTTTGTCACACCTACTCCTATTATCCTAATGAGTGAAACTGTTAGACTTGCACCTAATGCAGGACCATTGGCATCAAATCAATTAGTCTTATTCAAGGCTATTTTAGAAGGCTCACAAGTTACTAGGTTCCCTCAGGACTTTTTAGCTACAAATGCAAACTTCCCTTTTTTCCATGACCAATTATTCATAACTATGGTATTTCATAGATATAAAGATGATAAAGACGCATTTGTAAGATTTGCAGCTTCTTTCTATATGTCATATAGTGAAAAGAAAATACCTGCATTCAGAGCAGCCATGGGCGTTATCACTGAAAGATTTGCTTCTATGCTAGCAAAAGCACAGACTAACGGTAGAACTCTTCAGAATGTTACAAATTTAGCAGGTTCATTCATTCCTTCATATAATTGGGGCGGAATTAGACCCGAGTATATGGTTAATGGTCAAACTTTAACACAGTTCTTTTTGAATCTCGATTCTCAAGCGTCAGAACAAATGCAAGGCACAGGAACTTTGAGGGTTTTTGCTGCTCAAGCAAGAGAGATGGTATCAAACCCTGACGCTTTCGGTTCGGTTGGTGGAAGTCAAGGTTCGATTCCGGATTGGTTTGTTGCAATATTGCCTAAAGGCGTGGAAGCGGGCGCGGTTAGATCTCAATTCCCACCTAGAGTCACACAGGACAACCCTGCGGCGGCCGGACTTGGTAATATTTTGATGGTGTAATCTATGACAAGTCATGAAATCTTAAAAGAAATCCTAAAACTCTTGAAAAGGATGGAAAAGAAATGGAAGCAATAGCACCCATTGACAAACAACAGAACGAACGAATTGTTTGGTGTGAAAGATTGCTTTATTTGATTGTGCTTTTACAATTCCCACAAATAGCATCTTTACTTTAGATGTTCGAACTCAACAGAATCGACCCAACCATATTGTGAGATAATAGCGCGCACAAGAAAGTTTGGACAATCCTCTCTTTTTGCTAATGCTGCCGCAAGACTTTTTGTTGAAGTGTCTACTACCGCGGGAGCAGCATCAGAAATAATTGCCAACTTTTCTTTTATTGCTCTTTCAATCCATTCCGATCTAGATTGTGACCAAGATAAATCGTGATTTAATTTTTGAATCAAACTAGCTGTAAGATTAACAGATATGATCTCTTTTTTTTCTCCTGATGGTTTTCTTGGTCTACCTACTTTTTTCATCTGACCCACTCCCGAACGACCATCCTTGAATAATAGCCGTTCGTACGGCCACATAATTCACACATTGGCCTTGTTGCCATGCATTTGATAACTATATTGTCACATCTTTTACATTGATATTGTTTCCATTGCTGAATCATACTTTCACATCCTGATAAATATCACTAGTGTTAACTTCTTCATGTGTTAACTTAGATCTAACTCCATCTACTAACTTGTATGTTTTAGTCCATGATAACTCGCAGTCCATACAAACATGATGGACCTCTATTGATGGATTGCTGGAATATAAGTTCAACTCGTATGAAACAATATCAGTATTTGTATGTCTACAATCATTAACAACGCACATCTTGCACTTGCCGTTGTCTAATTCATATTCTTCCCAATTGTCAGAGCCACACCATTCGCATGAAACAAAATCAGTCATCTAATCAATCCCCTATTATCCATTTCGGCCACCATATCAACAGTTTTCAAAAGTTCGTCAATTTGTTTTTTTAATTGATCAGTCCAATTTTTTGCTAAACTACCAGACAATTGATTATATTGTGGTATTTTAGATCTAAATTGAATTAGTTTATCGGCTATTTTGTCATAGTGGATGTTGTCCATGGTTAGTCCACGGAGTTATACTATATTAATTAGATTAATAAAAATATTATTGAGGTCGCAAAACACATGACTACGCATGATTTTCAATCATTTTACCGTCATTTCGACATAACAGTATCGCGATGGAGTGCTAGAATAATATAATAAACCTCTTCCTATCATGATAGGGTATGGCTAAAGCAAAAGGCGATATCATTTTGAGAGACAGACTTCAATTTACTCTAGATGGTAGCGGAAATAGAAGCGTAAATTATGGACGAATAGACCTAAGCGATTATGTAAATGTAGTTCGCGACCAAGGGCTACAGGTAAAAGAGATTACATATCAGATGAGAAAGACAGGTCCGGGCGGCAACAGTCCGGCTTTTGACCCTGTTCTATCCAATGCGACAACTGCTTTTGCGTCAAT